TTACTTGCCTTGTGCAATGATTTCGGCGGCGCGCGCGGCAAGCAGACGCAACTCTTCGACACGTTTTTCGGTGATCTTGTTTTTCAATTTTGAGTCCAGCGAAGCGATGCCGTTTTGCTCGTTTTGAAGGAGCGTCAGCGCGGCAGGACGGTCCGTTTTCCATGTGGCGCGGTAGAGGGCGTTGAACCATGAGTTGTAGTGGTTGGTGACGAGCCCCAAGCCGAGAGAGCGGCGGTAGTAGGCCGGAACCAGAGTGCCAAGGGCGTCGAGGGCGCTTGCTCGGCGTACAACAGCGGCGGCAAGGGCAGGCATTGGACTGCCTGGCAGTGTATCAATTTCCGAAGCGTCGGCGTAAAAGCTGTAATAGAAATACGCATGTGTTCGGTTGCCGATGTTCGAGAGTTTGGCAGCGAGCGCCTTGTCCGCGTCGTTTTGCGCAAAGATGGTGGCAACTGTGCCGGTCTCGACATCCCGGTTTTTTTCGGTGAGCACGGATTTGATGACCCATGCAGCCATGCCGGGATTGTTGTCGGCGATTTCGTCAATGTCAGGGATGAGCGCGGCGATGGCAGGGTTGTTCGCGGCACTCCATTCACGAGTTCTGGCCTTTTTTTCGGCGGAAAGAGCGGTGACGGCAGCAGGGTCTTTTGCCACTTTTGCCGTGGAAATTTTGGTTTCGTAGCTGTGGACAAGCGTGTCCATGTCTTTGTAAAGCGCGACAGCCGTCGCGGTGGGCGAACTGGCGGCAAACGCGAGGCTCGCGCCGAAGGAGGCGAGAACCGAGAGGAGGAGGATGGGTTTTCTCATGGTGGTGGTGTGTGTTTGGTTTTTGGATACCGTCCGACGTGGGACGGAAGTGCTTAGGGGGTGGGGGCAACGGGGAGCCAGGTGGGGATGATGGGATACCAGATGTCTTCGTAGGTGGTGGCTGTGATGCGTTGATACGACCAGATGAGGTTGGGATTGGTCTGTTTGATTGTCGCATCCAGGGGGACGACAACGATGACGGCAGGCACGATGCCTGCGCGGGTTTGCCAGATGGACTTGTTCGCGGGTTGTTTGCGCCAGCGGCGTTTGTCAGAGTTCCCCGTGTCGGTAAAAAACACCGTAGGCACGGCACCGATTTGTGAGGTGATCGAGGTGCGGGCGGGGTCAGGACTGTGATAGTAGAAGATGAGGTCGGTGAAGGGGGTGTGCTCGCCGAAATTCGAGAGTGTGGCTTTGAGTTCAAAATCGTAAAATCCGGGGCCAAGGGGGATCGTGAACACGGCAACGGTCGAGCGGGCGTCGATGGCTGTGCGGGTGCTGGCTGGGGTCATGGCAACGTTGCTCGCAGTCCCGGCAATGGCTTGCGGATCGGTCGCGGCAGCAACGGTGATCGTGCGGTTGGCAGTGAGGTCGCCGCCTCCGGTGGCAAGGCCGGCTGCGGTGATCGTGCGGGCTGGTTGCACGGCGGTTGCGGCAAGTGTGCCTTGGGCGGATGTTGCGTAGGCGGTGCTGGCTGTCGTCGCTGCGGTGCCGAGTCCGAGTGTGTTGCGCACGGTGGCGGCGTCCGTGTCGTCCAGGAGCGTGTAGGCAAAGGGGCTGATGGTTTTGCCACTGAGGGCGGTCAGCGTGGAGTCGAGGGGCTGGCGGTTGTTCCAGACGTGTTGCAGGTCGGACTGAAAGCCTTCCAGTTGACCGGCAAGATTGTCGATGCGTTCGGCGTCGTAGCCGATGGCGGTGGCAATGGCGGCGGCGTTAGCTGGCCAGAAGCTGGCGGGGGCGCGCAGGGTGCCGTCCGGGTTGGCGGCAACGGTCACGAATGCTGGTGGCGGGAGTGTCTGCGCGTTGAGGGCGAGGGGGGCAAGGGGTGTGGTAATTAGAAATAGGATACGGTAAATCATGGTGGTGCGGTGGCGGCTTGGCTTGCGATAAGGTTGGTCAGGCGGTGGCTGAGGCGGGGAGGATACCGAGGGTTTCGGCACCGGCTTCGCCGTCGATGACGAGGGTGAAGAGGCGGGCTGGGTCCACGCGGTGGCGGATTTGCAGGAGGGTGCCAGAGTTGGCGGTGTCGATGACGCGGTAGTTGGCTCCGTTGCGCAGGGCGAAGTAGTTGAGGCCGGGGACGGTGGCGGCGGTGTCAGCAGCGTCGAATGAGAGTGTTTCCGCGCCTGTGTTTCCCTCCACCCAGGGCGCATAAAAGGTTCCGGTGAGGCGTCCTTTGAGTTGGAGAAGGAGGCCGGTGGGGGTGGGTTTGAAGCGAAAATTGCCGACCGATTCGGGGGCGATGGGGATGAGGTTGTCGGGCGATGGGTAGGGGGGGAGGGCGGGGATGGGGGCAACTTCGCCAGCGTAGGCTTGGCGGACGATTTGCGTGGGGAATTGCCATGTGAGGCGGTCGGGGTCGGGGCTTCCGGGGACGGGGGTTTGGAGTTCCACATCACACCAGACTTGGATGCTTTGGTCTGAGCCAAAGGCGGGGGGCATGGTCTCGGTGTTGAGGTTGAGCCGGGCCTCGTAATACACGTCGATGATTGGTGTGGCGGGGGCGTTTCCTGGGGGTTCACCTTCAGGTGTGCGGAGGGGGGGGGGGAGGGGGGAGCGTGAACGATGATGCGTTGGAAGTTCGATGCGGAAAAGAGCAGGTTGCCTGAACCGCGCACACGTTTTGCGCCGAGGATGACGGTGGCTTCGTCGCCAAGGTCAATTGCGGTTCCGCCAGCAAGGGAATCCGGGGCTTGTTCAACGAAGCGGATGCGGATGAAAAACTTGTCGGCTTCGATCCAGAGTGGTGTGTCGGCTGGCGTCGGATCGTTGACGGAGCGGCGCAGGACGTTCCCGGAGGGGCGGGCGGTGTCGAGAAAGATTTCGGAAACGCGGTTGAGCGGCATGGGCTGGGTTGTCGGGAAGGACAGCCAGCCTAGCGTTTTGCCGCTTCATCCGCTAATCGGTATGGCACGGTTGAGGGGGTTTGGTCACTTTGCCTCGCCTGAAAAAGGGGCTGAGGCATGGATGCCCACGTTTCAGAGTCTTTTCGATATACGAAGAGACGTTCGCAGAATCAGGTGTTACGCTTGTTCAAGACGTGGAAATCCCTGCTTTCTGGCGAAGTAATGAGGCGATTTTGGCCATCGCGACGTTCTCGATTTTTTGGCGGATGAAGGGTGCCAGTTGCGCGGAATCGCCTTGGCCGATGTAAGGGAGCATCGGACGCGCAGGGATGCCGTTGTTCGTGCCAAACTGGTGGAAAACGGCGTAGAATTGCCCTTTCTTGGTTGTGGCCGTGCTGCTGATGATCGCGTGCTGGCTCGTCACAAGCGTATGCCATGAATGCCAGAGGTGCGTGGTGCGTTTCATCAATGCCGTGCTGATTTTGATGGTGTCAGGGCGTTCGTTGTGCCGACGTTTTTGCGCGATCGTTTTGGACGAAAGCGGTGCCCAGGGTGTTGCCCGTTGCGAGGGGTCATTGAACGAACGTCGGGCGGCGTTTTCCACGAGGAAGGCCATTGCTTCGAGGACCGGCTTTTTGTCGCGCAACGCGGCGGCGGCTTTGCGCAAGGCCGGCGAGAGGGAGTCGTGGATGATCGTCATGCTCATCGGGGGGGGGGGGGGGGGGGCAATTCGATTTAAGGCGACATAATTCGGCTTAAATCAGTGGGAAACGGGGGAGAAATCAGGCACCGTAAAGGGCGACCGCGCCGCCTCCTGTCGGCAATTTCTGGACTAGTTTTTCCACGGCGGAAAAGGTCTTCTCTGTGGCTGAGGCTGTCCGGCGTTGGTAATCGACGGCTGGCCCGCCCGCGCCACCGACAAAGAGGCCGATCTTTGAGAGTCTGTCTGACAGCACAGGCGCGATGCTCTGTTCCGTCGTCGTTGCGCCCCCCTTGTTGCCCGCCCCGGTATTTTTGTCCGCTGGTGCATTGCCGCCCGCCTCGCGCGCGGCAATGGCAGCTTCTTTCGCGGCTTGGACCAAGGCTGCAAGCTCTGTGCTCAAGCCTTCCGTGTCGAAGACCTTGCCCATGCTGAAACCCTCTTTGTATTTCGCGAATGCAGCCGAGAATGCGGCACCGAATTTTTCGGGGGTGAAGCCGGTCATCTCTGCGGCTTGATTGCCCGCGCCATCGACAAAACCGGAGACCGCCGCACCGATGCCGTTCTTTTTTGTGTCAGCAAAAATATCGGAAAAACTTCGCGCCTCGGCTCCGTTCAGGCCCAGGTATTTTCCGAGGCCGGGGATTTTTCCGATGGCGGCTGTCATCTCTTCGGTGGCCTTGATGATGCCGGCTTCGAGGAAGGAGATCGCGCTCGCGAATGCTTTCACAAGCGCCTCGCCGATGGACGTGATGCCGACGAGGACGCCTGCCCAAAAGTCGCCGCTGAAGAGCAGTTCTTTTGCCGCCATGAAACGTCCGATGAAGTCACCGACAAATGCGTTTACCGCACTCTTGAAACCCAAGGTCAGGGAGGTGCCGATGATCTGCATGAGCGTCCCGTTTTGGAATGCGCCGACAATGGTGTCTATTGCCGAGGAGATCGCCGCGCCAAATTTTTCTCCGATGGGAGCGAGGTCGATCCCGTTGAGCTTGTCGATGGCTCCCGTGATCGACGGCAAAAGGGAGGCCGTCATGCCGACGAAGAAGCCACGCACTTTTGTTGTTGTCGCGCCGAGCGCATCGCTAACGCGGTCAAATTCCGCCGCGTTTTTTTCCAGAATATCGGCCTGCGAACCGACTACGGTTCGGGCCGCGTCCATCGCTCCGCCGTTTTTGATGAGGGCGAGCATTGCCGCTCCACTGCGACCGAAGATTTCCATCGCGGCGTTTGTCTGTTCGGCGGGGTTTTTGATGGCCCGGATTTTGGCGGCTATGGCCTCAAATTGTTCCGTCGCACCCATGTCTTTGAGCGCTGCAATGGAGAGGCCGAGTTGGGCAAAGATCTTTTTTGTCGGTTGTCCCGACTCGCTGATTCCCGCGATGGCGCGTTGCATGAGGTTGATCGCCGGAGCTGCCGCATCCGCTCCCGCCCCGGCATCTTGAAATGCCTGGCGCATGACAACGAGGTCTTTGATTGCGATGCCTGTTTGCGCTTTGAGGTCGGTCAACATGCCGCCGAAATCCAGCGCCTGCTTCATGCCGGCAAGTGCGCCACCGATGCTTGCGGAGACGCCGGCGAGTGCCGCCATGCTGGCGGCAAATCCGCCGAGCATTTTGGCCGCACCCGCCAGCGGTGCGGTGAAGCCTGCTGTATCCAGATCGAGGAGGGCGTTGAGTTTCATGGGGGAGGGATTACGAATGGACGCCGGACTCAGGACGTGGGGACAGGTGTGGATACCGGGTGTTAGGCGGGGTTGGGGATGCCTGTGTAGGCGGTGGCGTTGACGGAGTATTTGCGAACGTCGGTGTTGCTCCAGGATTCGGTGCAATCGTCCACGATGAACTTGGCGCTGCCGGCTCCAGTGCCGAGGGTGAGAACGTCGCCGGGACCGATGTCGGGGGCGGTGGCCTGAACGATCATCTCAAAGGAGGTTTTCCTGTTTTGGTTGTAGTAGATCGTGGTGACAACGACGCCGTCGTTGTTGCGGATTTCGAGTTTGTCGGTGGCCTTCTGGATGGTGCCGGAATTGATGATGGCGTTGCCGTAAAAATTGCGGGTGCCGAAGAGGACGGTGTTGTCGCCGCGAATGGTTGGATTGTAGTCGGGCATGGTGGGAGCGGTTGCGAGTAGTGAGCTGGCGGAGAATGGATCAGCCGGATGTGGGACGGTATTCGACGAGGCTGGGTGTGGTTTTTATTGAGAAGCGGAGGCGGTAGCCGCCGAGCGGGGTGCCGTCCGGGAGCGCGATGGATTCGCAACCCAGGTAGAGCGGGGATTGCTGGCTGATGTTGCGCGGGAAAAGGAAGCCGCGCACGCGGACGCGAAGCATCGCGACCAGGGCGAGCAATGATGGCGCGCCGTCCGCGCGGGGGCGGAAGATTTGTTCCTGTGGTTTGGCGGAGAGTCCTTTTTGCGCAGTGAGGCCAATGGAAAAGTTGTTGGTGCAAAAGCAGCCCGCGCGCGGATCGTCCATGAGGTTGGTGTCGCCATCCCAATGGAGGATGCAACGCCAGCCGGTCGGTTTTTCGGCAAGCAACTCAAGGAAGTTCCAAGGGTCGTCGGCGATGGAAAGGAGGCCGGCCTGGTCTTTGACGAAGGCGTTCAGGTCGTCGTGGAGGAGTTGCAGAATGTGCGCGGGTTCGAGTCCGTTTTGCATGATGTTTTTTTCAGAGGTTCACCACAGAGAGACACGGAGGCGGAATCAGACGGCGAGTTTTCCGGCGAGGCTGGTGGTTTTGGCTTGTTCGCCGACGATGGAGACGGAGGGTTTTTCGCGTTTGGTGTCGGGGGTGAGGGGGAGTTTTCCCTGTGCAACGGATTCGAGACGTGCGCGGATTTGCTTGGCTTGGGAGGTCCAGGGGTTGCGCTCTTCACCGGAGAAACCACGGCGGTTGTAGAGCATTTCGGCGGCAAAGATTTGCGCGGCGTGCGTGATGATTGCGGGGATTGGGTTGCGGAAGGGGACGGCGTAGCGGATGCCGACAATGCCGTCGATTTCGCGTTGCACGGCACCGAGAACGTCGGTCCATGCGGTGGAGTCGGCGATGCCGTCGTTGTTGTCGTCGAGAGCCTGCACGAGGAATTGAGCGGGGATGAGGCCGTTCATTTCGGCGAGCGTCACATAATGCGTGACGATGGGAGTGGTGGCGGAAGTGCTGGCGGAAGTGGTGGCGGGCATGGAAAATTAAGTGGTTTTAGGGAAACGGAGTTTTAGAAAAAATGGAGGGAAGCGGGGGGGGGGGGGGGAGGAGGGAATTAGGAAGTAGGAATTAGAAATTAGGAAAACGGACTTTAAAAAAAATTAGGAAGTAGGAATTAGGAATTAGGAAACCGGACTTCGGCTGTGCTGTGGTTTGAGTGGCTTGGATTTTCTAATTTCTAACTTCTACTTCCTAATTTCGGTTAGCTTGCGCCGGTGGAGCCGTAGGCGAGTTCAGGCACGAGGGCCGCGACGTTGTAGCGGCCATAGGCTTGGTAGAGGAATTCGTGTTTGAGGAGGACGTGGGAATCGGTGAGGTCATCCACGGAGTTGAACTCGGTTTCTTTTTCCACCTGGAAGACGAAGGGTTTCACAACGGCACCGAGGTCAAAGAGGAACCAGTAGTTGGGGTTGGCGCTGAGGCGGCTCCAGACTTCGAGTTTGGCGGTGCCTTTGTTGACGTTGGTGACGGCAGAGCCACCGACAACGGCATCGCCGTTTTTCGCGGTTTGCTGGATGAAGTCGGCTTCGAGAATCTGGCGGGCGAGGGCTTCGTTTTGCGGGGAGACAACGAGGGTAAGGTCGGGGTCGTCGTTGACGGGTTCGCCTTCGGCATCGACACGGCTTTTCATGTTGGTGCGGGCGGCGACGAAGGATTCAATGGAGAGCTTGGCAGTGGTTTTGTTGGTGAACTTTGCCTTTCCTTTTTGCGGGGCGTGATCGGTGTCGAAAAAGTTTTTGCCTGTGTAACATTTTGTGTCGAAGGCGTTGACCATCGCAGCGGCCAGGAGCTTGTCGGGGTGGCGACCGGCGTTCTGTCCCATCGCGGAGAAGAAGTTGGTGTAGAGGTTGAGTTTGTCGCGTTCGATGTCTTTGCGTGCCACGGCGGCGGTGACGTCGAACTCGTCGTTTTTGACGGCCCAGCCGTGATCGACGAGGTTGCGGATGTTTACCTCGCCGACGAGTTTTCTCATGCTGGGCAGGGCACCGAGCCAGCCGTAGGTTTCCTCTGCGCCGGTGGAGGGGGCGCGGAGAGCGAATTTGTTGATGCGGGGTTCGCCGACTTTGGCGAGGCCGCCGTCGTAGAGTTTGCGGAATCCGCGTTGGATGCCGGCGAGTGCTGTGGTGGTGATGATCATGGTGTGAAATCAGGTGTTGGAGCTTAGGTCAAAAATGGGACGCTGAAGGTTGGACGCCGGATGTTGAGTTATTCGGCGGAAGGGATGATGGCGGGTTGGGCGGTATCGACCCAGACACTACCGTCTTCGGCGATGTCGTGGATGCGTCCGGCAGGGATGGAGTGGGTGGATTGGGTGGCGACGGTTTCGTCGTCGATGACGTAGGCCGGGCCGTTGATGTGGGCGATGGTGGCGGCATTCGCGGCGGAATTGGCGAGGAGGAAACAGCCGCGTTTGACTTCGACTTGGGCGGCACCGTTTGCGCCGTCTGTGTTGTCGATGCTGATGATGGCGAGGCCGACGACTTTGAGACCGGCGGTGTCAGAGGCAGGCACGGCGAAACCGGCTGCGTTGATGGCGGTGAGTCCGCCTTTCCAGATTTTGGCGGCGGCGGCGACGGGCAGGGCAAGGATGTCGGCGAGGCGCGTGTCGGTGTTGCGTGGTTCGGTGAGTGGCATTTTTGGAAAGGCTGAAAACTGAAAAGCTGAAAAGCTGAAATCAGAGTGCAGCAGGTGTTGAGTGGTTGGATACGGGTTGGTTTTATTTCAGCTTTTCAGCTTTTTCAGGAGTTACTGTTTGGCCCAGTCTTCTTTGCTGATGCCGAGTTGGCGGCGGACATCCTCGCCAACCAGATCAGCGGCGGTGGGGACAGAGATGGAGTGGGCTTTGATGCCTTCGGGCGTGCGTTGTTGGAGGGGAACGACGTTGGCGGGGAGTTCGCTGACCAGGGTGCGGAATTGGTCCAGCGTGAGTTTTTGCGCGCTTTGCGGGATGAGTTTTCCATCGCGGATCGCGGCGGCAGTGATGTTGGCTCGTTCGGTGTTTTCGAGTTGTTTGGTGAGGGTTTCGATTGCGATGGAGTGCGCTTGGAGGGTCTGCGCGGTGGAGTCGGTCTTGGCAGCGGCGGCGGCGGCATCAGCCTTGGCTTTTTCGGCAGCGGAGGCGTCTGCTTTGGCTTTTTCGTCGGCGTTGGCGGAGGTGGCGGTTTTGGCGTCCGTGATTTGTTTTTGGAGCGAGGCGTGTGCGCCTTGGATTTGTTCGGCGGTCGCGGTTTCATCCAGTCCGGCGAGTTGGAGGAAAAGTTTGGCAATGTCTTCGGGTTTCATCGTGTTGGTGTTGGCGTTGGCGGATTGATTTGAGTTCGCCGACCCATTCGGATCGGAAAGTTTTTCGTCGCCGATCCCGACTGAATGCAGGGAGAGGCGGAGGCCTTCGGTGGCTCCCTGGCGGCAGAGGGCGATGGAGTGGATGAGGACCACTTTGCCGTCTTTGTTTGTGACAACGACGGGGGAGAGGTCGGGGTAATGTTTGCCCAATACGGCTTCGCGTCCTTCCGGCGTCCAGTTGATGGCGTGGAAATAGATGCCTTCGCCTTCGATGATTTCGAGGGTGCCGGTGGCGGCGATTTTGCGGGGTTCTTGTCCGGCTTTGTATTCGGGGGTGCCGGGGACGGTGTTGTGTTCGAAGTCGAGGCTTACGGTGTCGAAGCCTGCGCGGGTCTGGTTTTGGGGGAGGAGTTTGAGGGTTGTGGCATCAATGGTGTAGTCTTCGACGACGGATTTGTTGCGGCCCCATTTGCCAATGAGGATGCGCGCGGGTAGCCCGCCCTCTTTTTCGAGGGGGAGGGTGGAGTAATGGCAGCGCACGGAGCGGATGAACATGCTGCGATTTTTGCATAAAAAAACCGTGCCCGCATCTTGGCGTGGCACGGATTAGGGGGTTTGGCCGATTTTGTGGAGGGGACAAAATCAGTCTTTTTGCCAGCGTTCGAGATCGTGATGGAACGCTGAATACGCGGCGAGTTTGTCGCGCTGGCCGGGGGTGCAGGCGATTTCGCTTTTGAAATTGGAGTAGTCAATGGACGCCGACAGAGCGGCGAAAATCGCGGCGATTTCCCCGGCACCAACAACAAGACGCCAGCGGTAGTCGGCGGGCTCGCTGCGATGGATTTGCCACGCTGACGCGCCGGGAATGCTGGCGGTGCAATGGCGGCGCAGATTTACAAGGTCACGTTCGCAACGGGCACGGACATGGAACTCGTTGGGGAGTTTTTGAACAATGGAGTAAAAGCCGATTTTGGTGCAGAGCCACATGGTGTTTCTTTTGGTTGTCAGGGTTAGCTTTTCAACTGGTCGAAAGCTGTTTTGTGGAGATCGACTTCGGATTTCCAAAAGTATCTCCAATGTTCGTTATCAATGGACGCTTGCCAGATAGTTGCCGGGCCAGCGAGTTCGTCTTCCGGGTAAATGGTGAAGAGCAAATTATCTTTTCCATCAAAAAAGTCGAAGGCGGTTTCGCCGTCCGGCGCGAGGCGTGAGGCGGGCAGAAGATGAACGTGCCCCTGATGCTGCGCCCCCATCTCGGCAAATGCCAGACCGCGCCCCGGACACCATTCGACAGCACCGATGTTGATCGTGCCGTTTTTCCCGTCATGAAAATAGAGTCGTGCGCCTTCGCGCACCGTGCGGGTCAGTGTTTGCAGCCATTCTTGTTTCGGTTCGTTCATATTACTCATTTTTTCACGCGGACAACATCTGCGATTTTCCGCCCATCGGGAAGCTCTTCGTAACCATGCTTGGCGAACGTCGCCAAAACTTGTGTGCGCTGGGCTCCCGTCAGAGTGATGATGGATTCCATGTCATCAAGAAGGTGAAAGCCGTTCTTAAAGTTGGTTTCGTTGCTCGTGACCTTCGAAAACGCCTTCCATTCTGATGCATTGATGCCCCTGTCTAGGGGAGGGTTGATGTCGTGGCTATTTTCACCAACAGGCCGGACATCGCCAAACACATCACTGCGAAAACTGTAAGCGTCGAGGCGGGCGAGGTTGCCGATTTTGAAGGTGATGCCCGGTGTTTTTTCCGACTCGGCGGTTTTTTTGATGCGGGTAAAAAAGTAACTTGCCCCGCCTGTTGCCAGATCGGAGTCGGGGCTCATGCCGTCTGTGATCGGGACACCAAGGCGCAACCTCTCGACGGTGGGAGTGACCTCGCCGCCACCGTTCAAGAAACTATCCAGCACATTCACCATGTCTGACGAGAACTTGTGATGCAGTGTGTAACCCTTCATTTCCTTCTCAATTTCGGTGCGCGGCATATCCCAACGCTCCCAGCGTTTCCAGCCGTTGCCGAAGGCGTTTTCCGCGCCATCCGGCGAGTAGGCGCGACCGTCGCCAACATCTATGCCGAGCTTGTTTTTCACCCAGCCGCGCAAGCGTGTGGCACGGTCGGTTTCGCCGGTCTTTTCGTCGGCAACGATGGTCTGCCATTCCTTGCGGTCTGCCTCGCCCATTGTCTTGTGAAGAACAGAGAGGTTGCGGGCAAGGTAGGTGAGTTCGCGACGGGCGGGCGTTGCGGGTGCAACATCAACGCCGAGGGCTTTTGCGGCTTCGGCAGCGGCTTTGATTGCGTCGAGTCCGGTGCGTCCTGGCACGGCGATTTCGACGGTTCCTCGCAAAGCGTAGGGAGTGTCTTTGTCATCAGGGAGCACAGCGTGAATTTGTGCGCCGGTGCCTGCGTGTGTGCCGCCGATGGCGTTTTTGACCTCGTAGATTTTCTGCCCGGCATCTTCCGCAAATCCCCGGTTGCGGGTTTTGAGGGAATATGTCCACGGCGACGCGCTGAGGGTGAGGTCGCCATTTTCCGCCGACTTTGGAGGCGGGGGGAGATAGGCACCAAGCATCTTGGGGGCGCGTTTCTCCGCCATCGCCGACTCCAGTTCTTTTATGATTTCAGCGTAATGCGCACGTTCCGCTGCCGTAGCTTTTGTCAGTTGCGCTTTGAGCACGGCCAGCGGCGCGGCGGTTTTGGCATCGTTGTAAGCTCCATCTTTCGCGTGGAAACCGACGTGTTTGATGACGGGCAAAATTTTTTCCCAATACGGATCAGGTGGCGGCTTGGCGCTGAGCAGTTCCTTGTGCGCCTCGCGCACGGCCTCGCCGCCCACCGACGTGAGCTTGAAGCGGGCGATGGTGCAATCCTGTCCGTTGCGCTTTTCCTGATACCAGAGCACTTGCAAATCTTCGACTTTGTCGGCGTCGCCGAGGTGTGCTTTTCCGAGGATTCGGGCTTCATTTACCTTCGCGGCGAACTCTGGTGTGAACTCACCGCGCAGACTGGCGAGGCGGGTGTCCAGATCATCAAAACGTTCTTTCAACGCCTCGCGCAATTCAGGCGGTGTGACGGCAAGCACGGTGGCGCGTTTGCTCACGACCTCGGCAAGCTGGTCGCGCAACTCCGGCTCCGACAATCCGCCAAACACACGCGCGGCAGCGGCGTTGATTGCAGGATCGCGCAAGGTTTCGATCTCGCTGACTTTCCCACCAAACGAGGGTTTCATCGCGCCCTGTGCGCGGAAGCGGAGCGAACCGCCGTTGTCGATGCGCCAGACTTTGCCAGTGGAGTCCACGAGCATGTTGTCCAAGCTCAACCCGGCCACGTCGTAGTTGCCCAAAAGTGCATCGCCGACAAAATGTTTTCGAGCCTCGGCAAGGAGCGCGGCCTGTTGCGCCGGCGTGGCTTTGGCGAGCGCGGCTTGCAAGGTCTCACCCTGAACAAACTCCGCCAGCTTCACGGGTTTTCCGTCCGGGCCGGTGTAGAGTTTGCACGCGGGGACGTTCGCGCCGAGGGAGCGGTAGAGTTCATCGGCGGTGACTTCCTCCTGAACGTGCGCGGGGGAGTTGCCGCGCTTCATCACGAACTCGCGCCCGTCCGGTGCGCGGACAAGAACCGCGCCGGTCGAGCCGCCGAGTTTGCGAACCTCCACCAGTTTTCCAAGATCGGGCCATCCATCCGCCGGCGTCGCTGTCGGCAATTTGCGTTGGAGCCAGTCCATGACCGAGCCGCGTCCCTTGCCGAGCTTTGTGTTGCCTGCCCATGCTTCGAAGGTTTTCCAGACTTCCGGCGTGGTTGCGTAACGGGCTTTCAACGCATCCAGATCAAGGTGGAGGTCGCCGGGGTTGTGATAGAAACCGCTCCCGCCGAATTTCTCACGAGGGCTGCGCACGTCGAGTTGGCGGGGAACGCCGCCCTCCGCCACACTATATAGTACACCGTTGTTTTCCGCCGATGCCAGATTTGCACCCGAAACGACGCGGCGGGCTTCGGGGGGGCGTTTGGCCTTGGTGTCCTCGGCTTCGATTTCGTCAACGTCTTCTTTGGTGAGGCCGACAACCGAGCAACGGCAGTTGAGTTCCCAAGGTGGGTAATGTGTGTTCCAAAACGAGGAGTCGGCGGGGAAGATTTTGCCGTCCAGCGCGGCGTGTGTTTCGCGCACGCGCTCGTCTTCCGCGCTCTGATATTGCCAAAACGGGAACACGTCATGTTGGCGGTCCATGACTTGGTATTGCGCCGCCGCTTGCGCGGAGAATCCATGAACACGGAGCAGGGTCTCCGCGCGTTTTTCCGCACCGTCTCCCAGCCAGGGGCAGAGTTCCGCCGCCAGTGTCTTTCGCGTGCTCTCCCAGTCCGCGCCTGCCGGGAGTTTGGCGATTATGTCGCGCGCACGCTTCATCACGTTGAGATTTTCGATGCCCGTGATGGTGAAGGCCAGTCCGCGCAATTCGGGCACCAAGCCGTCGAAGACGGTTTTCGCCACAAGCGACTTGTCCTTCAGGAAGCGGACGGCGGCTTCGTTGGGCGCAGGTGTAAAAAGGTATTTGGCCATGTGAGGAATAGGAGGGAGGGAATTAGGAAGTAGGAAAACGGACTTCGGCTGTGCTGTGGTTTGAGTGGCCTGGAATTTCTAACTCCTAATTTCTAATTCTTAATTTCTTCCAGCGGGGGGGGGGGGGAGGGCTACTCGCTACTCACGACTTCCTCGGTTTCGTCCGCGAGGGGTGCTGTGCCGATGACGGCGGAGTAACGTTGGCGGTTGGTGAGGACTTGGCCGGGTTCGGTGCGCGCCCAAAAGCCCGGCGAGGCGGTGGCCTCTTCGTGTTTGAGGTAGTCCATGTAGTTGAAGTTGTAGTGTCCGGGTGTGATCTGGCGGAATTCGATGAAGCCGGCGGCGCAGAGGCGGCGCATGTTTTGGATGCTTACGCTGATGCCGAGTTTGGTGAGGGTTTTGTGGCGGATGGGAAACCAGACGGGACACACATGGGCCACCCAGCGCCATGTGCCGTCGCCAGCGGAGACGATCTCGCGCACGGCAATCGGGGGCACGGCGTCGGGCGGGAGCGGGACATACTTGCGCCCCGGCACAACTTCGATGGTGACGCCATCGTTGGCACCAATCACCGGCACGCGTGTGTGTCCTCTGGGTTTCTGTTCAGTTTCCATTTTCCAGTGTCCTGATTCTGTCGTTTGTGTGTTTTCGATTCCGTTGAAAATAAGGGGCAGGGTTTTGGGAGGCGGTTCTGTTGTCGTGTCGTTCAGAACATTGCGGCTGTGTCATTGCACGGCCTTTGCACGGCGATTTTAGCGAGGGGGTTTTGTTGACGATCCTCCCCCCCCCCCCCTCCCCCGGTTTCTGGCAGGCAGAGCGTTTGCCGTGGACGGGTTGGATGTTGAGGGGGAGCATGGCGGCGAGGCGGGTGAGATGATCCCAGTCGCCGAAGACGGCGTTGCGTGCAGCGTTGACATTGCGTTCACCCCGGCGGGCAACGCGGCGGGCAGATTCGTAGGAGGGGAAAAGTCTGATTTTTCCACGCTGTTTTTCGCGTCCGCCGATGATGGCGGCAGGTGCCAGTTGACCGTCTTTGGTAAGGATGAGGTAGCCGATGATCTCGGGTTTTGAGCTGCGGTTTTTATTAGTGCGCATGAGTGTGCATCAGTGGTTCAAAACGGGTTTCCATCGGTGGGCGTGGAGAGTGTGGCGATGGCGTTGCGGACGTAGCGGGGGGCAGTGCGCTTGGGTTTTGCGACGGCTTTGCGCCGGTTACGCACAGTAAAAAAGAGCGACCAGAGTTGTTTTTCAGAGGCGTCGCCGAGGTCGCAACGGTACTGACGCCGGCAGATGGAGGCGGCGTAGGCTTCGTTGAGATCGCGTTCGGCGAGGGCTTCCTGGAGTTTGAAGAAGACGCGAATGCGCCCCTCCTCGGCATGTCGGAGGAGGAGATTGAGGGCACCGCCACCATCGCCGAGCATGTCGGAGAAATGCGCGAGCAAGGGCAGGTAGTGGAGTTCGGATACACACTCGCGCAGCGATTGCACGCCGCCCGTGGCACGTCCCGTCTGCCACTTGCGCCAGTGTTCAAAGCAGGCGGTTTTGCTGAGATGCGAGTTGATTAGCTCGAACTCTTCGCGATCGGGCCGTGCGTCATAAGCGCGTCGGGCGAGCTGCGCGACGCGGGCTTTTTGTTCGTTGGTGAAAAGGGTCATGGTGGGTTGGATTTGGGACGCAGGACGTGGGACGCCGTGGGTGGTTCAGGTTTCGGCCTCTTCGACGGCACCTTCCTTGAGAAGCTTTTTGACAAGCTTATCGACGGCGCTGTCGGAGTGTTTGATGAAGACTTGTTCCCCGGCCTGCTCGCTGGTGATGCCGAGTTTGGCGAGGTCTTTGGCGTCGAGATTCCCCAGCGCGGACGCAGAGGGTTTTTTCTTGATGATGAGGTAAGTCTCCGCATCCAGCCCGAACATCTTTTCGATGCGGGCAACGGCGTTCGCGTCGTCTTCCCAAACGAGTTTTCCTTTCCCTTTTTGGAATCCGATTTTGATGCCGTGAAGGGTGATCGTTTTCGGGTTCACGAAGAGGTCGGGGTGTTGCTGGATGACAGCCGCAAGCGCGGCCTGCGTATCCGCAGCGACGGAGAGCGCGGTTTTGATGCCGGGCAATTTGCGACGTTGGGCGTCGCGGATTTCGTCTTCGAGGGCGTTGACGCGTTCGTTAAGAACGCGGCGGGCCTCGGCGTAGGCTTTTGTGTGAACGTCGAGCAATTCGAGCGGCGTCACGGTTGATGCGATGGTGGACATGGTGGGTGGTTTTGTTTTGGACAGAATTAACAGGATTTTCAGAATTGGGTTTCTCCGCGCCTCCGCGTCTCCGCGTGAGTTATTCCTTCCTCTCCATCGGGATTTCGTTGTCTGTGCGGAGCATGAGGACGGGGGCTTTCGACTTCACCCAGACCTGCTGCTCTTTGAAGTGCTTGGCAGGGATGTTCTCGATGGCGTCGCCCATTCTTTCGGCGGGCAACATGCGACCTTTTTTGGTGGTGTTGAACTCGTAGGCGGCCTTGTGAATGCGTTCCTGCGTAGTAAGCACGCTCTCGTTTTCGGGGATTTGAAGAACCCAGCCGGTGAAATCCTCGTTGTCGGGGATGAGACCGTTGGGGTCTGAGATGAGGATGCACCACTGTTTTTTGACCGGCGGCGGCGTTTCATCGTCCACTTCGGGCTGAACGAGGGAGTTCATTTCCTCGATGATCGCTCGCATGACGGGCGGTTCGAGTTCGTTGCGTTTGAGAATTTCGGCGACTTTGTTGACTTCGATTTTTGGCATGGCGGGTGTGTTTATGTATTTGTTTTTTCACCACAGAGACACGGAGGCACAGAGTTCGGAGGAGTTAGCTTCTGTTGATTGGCCTTTGTGTCTTTGTGCCTCTGTGGTGAACTTTTGCTTACGGGAGAATGAAGAGGACGATGATGATGATGGCGGTGAGGAACCCGGCGCCGAAGGCGTTGGCGAAGGCCAGGGCGAGCGTGCGGCGTTGCAAGGTGATCGTCGGGGGATCGTCGGGGAGGGTGAGCGGGCGCGGCGTGTTCATGAGCAGAGGCTTTCCAGCGTGTGCATCGCTTCGGCCAGGGATTCGGCATCGACGGCCAGTTCCACGGAATCGACGCAGCATGTGCCCAGGGCAACAGAGATGGCTGTATTATCAGTGGCAATACACGTTTCGGGATTGCGGATGATTTGATCTATCATCGTGAGTTGGTCGCTGATTGCCCCTAAGCGAGCGATCTGGTGGCAAAGGCGTGCGCGCATTTCAGGGATGGCTCCGGGTGGGATGCGGAGTTTGGTGTTCGATTTCCGTTTGGCGTTCATGCGGACTCCTCAGTGTCGGCGAGGGTTTCGAGTTGGGCAAAGGAGTGCCATGCGTGCAGGACGATGCCCCAACTCATGGCACGGCGTTTTTCGCGAGCGGTGTCGCTGGCTTCTTGCAGGATCATGTTCCATCGGCCCAAGCCGTCTTCAGCGATGATCTGGGTTTGCAGGTTCAGCGGGTTGGCAGTGATGGTGCGGGTGCGTTCTTCACCGTCTGCGTCAAGAGCAGTTACGCGGATGCCGATTTCCTGATCGGGAGCGGGGGGGAGTCCGTAGGCGGCGGAGAAGGCGACGAGGTCGCTTTTTCCGGGGCGGTCGGGCAACTCGGTGGGGCGCATGGAGCGGAGCCAGAGTTGGCGGAGGTTGCGAGCGTGGGTGCCTTGGAGGAGGTGATGGCGAAAGACTTTTGTGGCAATGAGGACGACGCCGCATTTGCAGCGGTCGTGGATTTCGCGGATGAAATTGAGGGTGCGCACGCCGCCGTTCTGATTGCTGGTGAGGCATTCGTGGGCTTCGTCAACGATGAGCAGGGTGCGTTCGTCAAAGCAGGCGAAGATGCGGCGGCGGACATCGGCTCCGCGCAGACAGGTGGGGAGGCCGAGGGTGTCGGCGAGTTCGACTTGAAAGGCGGAGAGTGCGCCGCCGGTGGGCATCCGCACGATTTTCGTTTCGCCGTGGTTGTGGGTGCGGGCGTATTCGAGGGCAGCGGTGGTTTTGCCGACTTGCGACTCGGCGAGTATCATGGCGACTTTTTGGCGGAGGAAGGCTTTGCGTAGTGTCGAAAAGATGGCGCGGGAGACGGCGGTCTCAATGAAGCCGACGCGGACTTGTTCGCCGCGTGCTTCTTCGACGCGGCGGAGGCGTTGGATGGCGGCTACCATGTTGTCGAGTTGTTCGGAGGTGCGTCCGCCAGTGAGGGCATGATAGACGGAGTCTTTGGAGTAGGTTTCTCCGTCTGGTTTTTTCAACATGCCGGCGAGTTCGGCGTGTGTGATGTTGCGGGCGCGGCAGTAGCCGGCGGCCCAGCGGAGGGCTTCGCGCTGGTCGTCGGGGAGGGTGGAGGTGGCGGCGGCGATTTTGTCGCCAGCAATGGTGAAGCGGGCGGCGGCGTTGCCACGCGGCGTATCCGTGTGATTGATACCTCCGGCATGGCGGCGGTTTTCTTTCCCGTCGAGTGTGGGCGGGGGGGGCGTGTCAATCGTGGTGGTGTTTGTGTTTGTGGTCATGGCGGGTTCAGTGATTGGCCGTTGGATGTTGGATGTTCGCGCGAAGTGCGTGCGGGTTAGCGCAGGTCCAATTCTTCGATCAGGATGGAGGCGGGAGGGGCGGGAGAGGCGGGAGGGGGAAAATGCGGACGAGGGGCAGCGAATGCGGCGGCAGGCATGTCCAGATTTTCCAGTGCGGGTGCCGTTTCGCGTGTGGTGAGATCGAGGTCTTCGACGATGACTGGTGCGGGGCGTGCGCGGGGGATGCGCGGGGTTTGCACGGTGGGTGCATCGGGTGTTGTGGAGGCGGCTTGCGAGCGTGCCATCGCGCCGCGTTCGATGCGGGCCGCGTTGCCTTCGCCGTCCCCGGCAATTTCGACGCGACGGGAACCGGTGCCGAACATGCCGATGCTTGTGCCCACGGCGCGAATTTGCGCTTTGCGGATTTTGCGAGCGGCGGCGCTTTCGTCGCTTCCGCGTGTGCCGGCGGGTCGGTGGTCGTATTGCGCACGATCTTCGGCGAGGGGGGCGCGGAAGAGGAATTGGCGGGGACGCCAGCCGTCCCGGTTGCGGGGGCTGGCATCGTCGTTGAAAATCTCGGCACCGGCGGCGGCGTCCAAGGGGTCAAAGGATACCCAGACTTTGTGGAGGCGTTCGAGGTAGGGGATGCCTTCGCCGGCGCAGCGGAAGAGGAAGGGTTTTGCGTGGCCTTCGACTGAGATTTGTACGTGACCGGCGCGGACGGCTCCGATGGAGACTTGGCGTTTGATGGGAGCGAAGTGGTAAAAGAGTTCGGGGGGGCAGGCGGGGAGGCGTTTGCCTTTGCGGGCTTGCATGTCGCGCCACCACTGGTCGTCGGGGGCGATTTTCTCGGCGGAGTGTTGATCGAATCTCACGCGTCCGTTGAGGCGGGTGAAGGCGGCATCGAACTCGGCGAGTAGTTTTTCCCAGGGGATGAATCCGCAGTCGCGGGGGTCGCGTTTGCCGGAGTTGACGGCGAGCATGTCGGCGGTGGCTTGTTCGTATTCGCTGCGTGTCTTGCCAATTCGGATACCGGACAGGCCGAGTAGTTTGTGGAGCATCCGAAAGCCGCCTTCGATGTTCGCTTTTCCGTTGCTGGAAAACATGGTTTGGATGGGGACGAGTTGAGCGAGCCCGCCCCAGCGAATGCCGGCTTCGACTTTGTGCCCGATCACGGCGTCGGACTCCCAATTGCCGCGTTCAAAGCGAAACATGCCGGGCAGTCCGTGGGCTTCGACGAGCCAGCGGGAGGCGCGCAAGATGTCTTCGGCGCGGTAGCTGTCGCGGTCGCGTGCGACGGCGCAGGCGTAGAGCCATTTGCCGCTGCGGAGGTCGCGATAGCAGAGGACTTGGCGGCCTGTGCGCACGGTGCCGTCGGGCTGGGTGACAAAATAGGGGGTGTCGATTGATACGTCGTCGGCTTCGACGATGTCGCCTGAAAACACTTCGATGGATGCGCCGTCTTCGCGTGTGCCGAACATGCCGCGTCGGGTGACGAGGGCGGTGCCTTGCGCGTGTTTGCGTCCGTGGAATTCCGCCCATTCTTCCTCGGTGAAGCGGACGGCGCGGACGATGCTCGGCGGGTAGCGGCGGGTGTCGCGGAAGCGGTTGAGGAGGTCGCGTGATGCGTGGCTGCATTGCGAGGAGTCGGCAAGCAGCTCCAAGGCAAGGGGGAGGCTTTCGGTTTTGAGGAGGTAGGTTTTGGCGACCGCGATTTCCTCGGAGGAAAGCGCATCGGCAACGGGGGGGCGTCCGCTGGAACCGGTGGGCATGAGGCTATCGAGCGTGCCGTCCCATGCGCGCCGGTAGCGGCAGAGGTTGGCGGCTGGTTCGCCCAAGACTTGGCTCGCAACGCGCAATGAAGGAAAGCCTGCCAGCGCCTCAACCAACTGGCGTCGGCGATGGGCTTCCTCCAGTTGCGCGGCGGTCACTGGCGTCTCGGTCTTACCTTCGTTTTCCATCGGTAGGTTGGGGGGGGGGATTGATTAAATGATGCCGTTCTTTTTCCACGCGGCGGCGGTCGCTATCACGATTTCGCGCGGCCACTCGGCTGTTGCGGTCACGACTTTCGCGGTGACTTCCTGACGCTTGGGTTCGGGAATTTTTTCCCACCGCGACCAGCGGTTGCGCAGGTCGGTAAAGGCGCGAACGATGAGCGAGGGGGCGTCGTTTTTATCGGGTGTTGTTTTGCCTTCGTTTGCGGCAATTTTCCCGTCAATGGCGTGCCGGATGGCGGTCAAACTCGACTGGCCGGAAATCAGGGCGGCCTCGAATTGCTCCCGCAATTTCGGATGTTTTTTGAAGGCCGCATGGATGTCGCTGGCCATCCGCATGTATTCGCGATTGATGCCAATTTCATCGGTGAGTGTCTCAATGGTCTTTCCCGTCTCCAATTTAGTTGGAGACGGGGATTCACTACCCGTTTTCAGGTTACTCAGTGCGCGTTGTCTGGCTTCGTCGAAGGCCGGTTTTACGAGCGGGAAAACGAGATAAGCCAAGGCTGATTTGGTGAGGTTGCGGCGGTGTGCAATCGACGAAAATGCGATGGCAGCGACTTCATCGGCAGAGACGATGCGACATGGCAGGGAGATGCCGAGGAAGGCGGCAACGTTACGGCGGTTGCGACCGTCAACGATGCGGCGTTCGCTTGTGATGAGCGCGGGGTAGTCGAAGCCGCGTTCGCGCACGGACGCGGCGAGTGCCTGAAATTCCGGCTCGGTGTTCGCCCACATCGGGATGTGCGCGAGGATCGGGTGTTCGGTGAGTTCGGCTGGGAGGAACGTGAATTGTTTTTCAGTGGTGTCGGACATAGGAAAATTGAGAGAGAGAGAGGCGAAGAGGGGGGGGGGAGTTCAGAGGGGGAATTTTCTTCCTGCCGTGCGGAGCGCGGCGCAGGTGGAGGAACGGAGAAAGCTGTCACGATCGGCCCAGCCGGCGCACCATTGTCGGTAGAATCGGCTGCGCGGGGTGACGGGGCAGGTGGCGATGGAGTGCCCGGCATCGCGGGCGATAATGCCTGACATGTAGGGGTTGCGGCCAAGACGTGGACGGCTCATGATTTTTTCTCCATTTGCCGAAGTTGGGCATCCATCCGGGCGCAGAGGGCGCGACCGGAATTCGAGCGTCGGTTATTCAGGATTTCGCAGAGGTAAACAAAGTTGACATCCAGCACGGGGGCCATGCGCCGGTAGCTCATCCCGACTGCCTTCATGCGCTTTTTCAGCTCTTGTTTCTGGGTTGTGATATTCATGTTCTATGGGAGAACATGGAAGAAACTCCTGAAAATCTTACACCATGCAAGCGAAATCTGACACTTTTACTGAATTTTCTGACAGGGTAAACAAGATGCGGGCGCAATTGCGCCTAGATATGAAAGGAACGGCCCAGATTCTAAAACTATCCCGTCAGCATCTTTATGCAACCTTAAGGGGGGAGGTTCCAGTGACCGAAAAGACATGGGAGAAGCTGGCCGATGCAGAAAAAAATCTGACACCAAAATCTAACGCGCCTAGTTTTTGTGTCAGAAAAGAGACGATGATCCGTCCCTCTGCTGATTACGAAACCCCTGTCCCGACACCTGTGATTACACGCGAAAAAATTGAGGAGCGCATCTCCGCCTATCTGGACGTTGCCGAGCGTGTGCCAGGTGGTCTGGGTTACGCATGGGGTAAGGTCTGTGTGCATCTGCGCATCGATGAACTCAATGCACTTGATCAAACAGGCGACTCCGCCTAGTTGGACAGCCTCTTATGTCCCTCGAACAAACTCAAAAACACTGCCCACACTGCCAGTCACATGTCCTAGCCCAACGTAAGGGGACCAGCCATCTGGTTCACGCTATCATCACCCTGTTTCTCTTCGGGCTATGGCTCCCGGTTTGGATTATAGCTTCGATTTGCAAGCAGCCCTGGAGATGCACCAAGTGCGGCGGGAAAGTGTAATGAGCATTCCATGCACGGTCGCTCACACCAGCGCATTTATCGCGTTTGCCTGTGCTGCATTTGCCGCTCCATCGAACTTGCCACTCAACCCATTCCGCTACGTTGGCGGAGAACAATGGCAGGCACCAAACGAACAGGTAAGAGGGGCACCGTTTGCAGAGCAAAAGACGTTTTTGGTTTCTCGTGTGGGCGGAGTGACATCAACGGAAACGCGAGAGCAGTTGCTTGTCCTTTTTGAGAAAGTCGCGGCACGCTGGACAGCCGATAAAGACGGCAAAGCTATCCCGAAAGACCTGCTTGATCCACGGGTTGAAGGCTGGAAAATTTCACAGCGTATTGATGCTCGCACGTATCTGGTCGGGAACAGCGTTCTTGTCCTTCTCAAACCGGCAGATTTTGCCGATGGTGACATAATCCCAAATCGACCAACGCGAGTGGATGGCACGGTCAGTTTCACGACCGTCTTGGGCGCAAAACGAACAGTAAGAAGATATGTCGAAGTCCCCGCTGCGCCCGATCTGACTCGCGATCAATTCGTGACAGCACTCAAGGCCGGACATGTTTTTCATGTCATTCTGATAGAGAGTCGCCGTTGCCCAAACTGTTTTGGCAAAGGCACAGTTAGTGATCCCAAGAATCCAAGAATCGAGCTCGAATGCGATTATTCGGAGGGAACTGGGAAGGCGAATTTTGCCGTCATCTATGAAATCAAATGGGAGTAATCCCTTGTCGCGTATTTAGCCAAAGCCCCTGATCCGTGCCAGGCCGAGATGCGGGTGCGGATTTTTTGTGTCAGGATCGGGGGATGGCAAACGCATCTGGATCGTCTTCATTAAAACACCGCTGGCATGGGAGTCGGGAGTTGTTGTTGCAGCCGGGCTATCCGCGCATCGTGGAAAATGCGAGCGGCTCGGCCACCGAGCTTCTTTATCATGGGCCGTTCAAGTCCGCGCAGGCGAAGAAGCCAAAATATGGTGTGAGGGTTGAGGGTTACGCGGGGTTCGTTGACCAGACGGAGGTTTACCCGGATGAGACAGGACAGGAGGGCGGAGGTTTTTTGAAGATCACGATCAAAGACGAGTCGGGTTCGTCGGGCGGGGTCTCAAGTGACGATGGCACTCAGCCTGTTTACGAGGTCGAGTGGATCGACCTCAACCCAAGTATTTTGAGCCATCCACGTTATTCCGAGGGAGGGACAAAGGCGCTCACGAATGCCGATCTCGTGAACATTGAGAAGTGGAAGGGCGAGGACGATGCCACACTCAAAAAGGACTTCAAATATACGGGGAAGGACGGCAAGCCCGTGGAGCTTTCGGCCAATGCGAAGGAGGTAGCGCAAAAGATCCTGCGCGGGCAAGAAACCTACGTGTGCCCCGCGCCGGTCGCACGCCTGACAAACAACGAATGGCTTGCGCCAACCGCTACGCAAATGGGCAAGCGGCGAACTTCCAAACCATTTAAGACCGCGCCGGGCAATTATCAATGGTTGTCCACCGCCGACAAGTCCACGCGCACGGGCAACAATGGCAAGTGGCAGCGTGTGCGCGAATGGACGGGTGCCGAAAAGATCGACACCGATCTCTACGCGAACTCCACGGCTTGAGAATTTCCCCATGCTAACGTTGCCCAACAAGGTCAGTGCAGGTCAGCCAGTGAGAGCGCAAACGCTCAACCAGTTGATCGACTATGTGCGAGCGATCACGCCGCGTCCTTCGTCAAGCCTGACGTGGGATGTGCGCCCAGGCGGTGCCACCGCCGAGGTTATCGACAGGCCCAAACGCGGCACCACCAGCATCGCTGTCAGCCCCATCGCGCCGTTGACACTCACCACCACGCCGCCGTCCGGCTGGGTGGCGCCGGAGACCGACCAGACCGACCCGGACAACGTGCCATATCGGTTTTGGCTGACATTCGGGACAGTCGATTATTCGACACCGGAGCGCGTGGATGCTCAGAGTCCTTTCATTGCGCCTGTGTGCGAAATCCCCCGCAACGTCTCGCAGACGACGACCCGCCGCGTGCATCTGGAATGCGAGTGGAGCGGCCCGATCAATCAGTATCCACTTTGGACTCACGTCTGGCTGAAGGAGGAAGCCTACACGTCGTCCACGCCCGCCCTCACTGCCGATCCGATTGACGCGGCCACCGGCTGGCGCCTCAAGTTCCGACTGCTCCTCGGTTATTGTTATGTCAGCGTTACGGGCACCGGAGCGGCGCAAACCAAGACTCCCGTCGCCAACAACACCGATCAGGGTTCCTTCCGCAGCGTCATTCAGGGCACGAATGGCTACGTGCAATTCACCGCCGCCGACATTCCCGATCACCCGCCCAAGGTGATGATGGCGCGCGAAGTCGTTTTCTTCCGTAACCGGAGGTCCACAGCATGAGCCGTGAAGTCAGCGCGCAAGGCAGCGTCCCCGCCCTTATGCCGTCCTCGCCTTGCGTGCTTTTCCGCCGCGCTGATGGCAACACGACCCTCGCCGATACAAGCTCACGCATCAGCCTCCCGTATCCGACAGTAGAATACGAGATGCGGGCGTATTCACCCGTTAAGACCGCCTTGTTTGGTGAGAGCAACCAGCCCGCCCGCTTTGTTGATACCTTCCCAGTCCTCACGAGGAGTTACAGAGGATGGAGTCGTTTCTACGCAAATGCTATCTTCCACAACCTGCGCGAACAGACTGTGCCCCCTCCGGTTTTTCGCACTAGGAATTTTGTCATCAATCGGAGTGGTTCCGAATCCTACTCCCCGAATGGCTACTCATCTTCGAGTTATCTTTCTTACTCGGAGACACGCACCTTGCGATGGTCGCCTGTTGCCCGCGCATGGGTATGGGATGGCACTGCCTCTGGCGAGGCGGGGTGGAGCGTCTCACAGCGCGATCCCTATCCATCCTGGAACTGGAAAACCACCGTCGCCATCACGTGGACAGATGGGGTCGAACACAAAGTCGAAAATCATGAGGCACTTTCGGGCCCGGACCCTGACGATGTGTCAGAAGGATGGCCATCAGGTGTGCCAATAGGTGGCAGTGAACTTAGCTACAACGATGACCTGTCATCCTACTTGGACAGAGCATATGATGCTTGGTCGGAAAAAAATGGGAGCTGGAATGGTTTCCCGCAAAATCCCGAAGGCGGGCCGGGATGGGCCAACATGACGACCGAAGAGCGTGCCGCAGCCATGTCCCAATTCGCGAAGGATTTGATGGCCCTAGCCAATTGCACACGCCGACTCGACGGTGTGGATTTTGACTACAAGTCAGATGTCACTTCGGAAAACGGGAACAGAAACAGAAAATGGCACCGTGCCTTGCACGAAACATGGTCTGATCCGATCACGCCAGAGATAATGGCGGAGTGGATACACAGTTGGGCAACGGACGGGACAGACTGGGCCAGCGTGCCGCCCAGCACGGACCCTTACAATGCTCTCATATCCCCCTACCATGCCAGAAAGGATGTGACCGGCGGCGTTGCTTTTTGCCCCAATCTCTATGTCGCCTCCCCCTCACTGCTTTTGGCCGCAAACGGCGCGGATACCTTTCGCCTTTGCCTGATCCGCTACCGACACAGGCTCACCATGCCGCGTGCCTTGGCAGCTTCGCTGGGGCGCGTCACCCACACGCACGCGGTCAAACGCATCGGTCCCCCCCCCCTCCCCCCCCCGCTCCCCGTGATGCTGGTCGGCAAACTCAGCGGTGCATCCTATCCCTTGCAGGGCGAAGACGAGCCGCCGGCGCAGTTTGCCTGCTCCTACACGCAAAAGACCATCACCCGCTATATGCGCCCCATCCCGCATTCGTGGTCGGAGTTCGGTTGGGTCGATTACGAGAAGCCAAACATCACCGCCAGCCAAGGCGTTGATTATGTTTTCCCGACAGGACGATTCACGAACGATGACACTGTGGTGTTTGCGCACATCGCCAACCTCACTCAATTCGGACGCCGCGCCTACCACTACGTTCGCTTGCGCGTGGTCGCTCGCGACAGGCGAGCAGGCTGGAAAGTTGTCGGGAGGTTGAAAACGTATTGGGCCAAAACTACAGGCAACCATCAGGCCGGGGCTGTGAGCGATCCGGCGGAACCCCTCGTCTTTCCCCCCACCGCCGGACTGCGCGGCGAATCCGCACCCGTTGAGATGGTAGTGCGCCCGGCGATCCCCGGCCAGTCAGACGCCACCGTCCTCCCTGACGATTTCTGTTACAAGGATTGGAACGGCATCATCTCGCTGACATCGCCGGACGGAGACGAAATCCCACCAGAACAGGCGCACAACTACATCCGCATCGAAGCGCAAATGCAGGACTACCCAACGAGCACGAGCGGCAAAACTCTTGGTCCTGACGGAAAAATCTACCTCACCACCGAAATCGAGCGCGGCACCAGCGCACTCTGGCAACAGCAGAAAGAAAGCGGCTCCGTACCCACCCCCGTTCTCGCGACATGGGAACACACCACAGGCAATGTCCAAGACTGGCCCGCCGGCGACACGATCAATGGTCAGCCCGTCGATATTCGCGACCCCTACAGCATCGTCCCCAACACATTCCAACTCGTGCAAAACGGCCCCCCGGTGACAGAGCAAACCCAGAACGAAGACGCATCGCTGACCCTTACCGTGACTACGCATTACGACAACACCGGCCTGACCGATGCCCAGATAGCCGCTGGAGCAAAATCCAACTACCTCGAATGTCAGGAATACACCCGCGTTGAAACGGAAGGGACGGTCCATCACCGCGAAGACCACGCGCAAGTTACGATGGAAGAAACCCCCGAAAGTGCAGCAGCCAACGGCGCCAACGCTATCCTCGCTACCCCGTGGCGCGTGCTCGCTGTCACCGACCCCGCGTTCTCCACCCTCATCACCGAGGGCTGGTGTGACGTGGATTTGTCCTCCCCCGAAGCGGACGCTACCGGCGACGATTGACCACTTTCCCACCTGCCTCTCCGCCAGCATTCTGTCCTCCATGATCAGGGAAATATCGTGCGACGGAAAAGGAGAGGCAGGGCATTTTTATTTCAAACCAATCCAATCCAAACCAACTCGAATCAAAACCAGCCAGTCCCCCGCAACCGTGCCAAAGCCAGATGCGGAGGAGGAGGGGGGACGCTAAGATGCGGTCATGATTTTCGCCGCAATTTCCGAAACGCCCACATCGCCTGATCCCATGTTTTTGGGAATGCTCGTTCTGGGTCTGTTCACTCTCGTTGCCCTCGCCGACAAGGTTGATGGGTTTTTCCAACGCCGCCGTCGCCAGCCGACCGTGGACGTGGATTTGAGTAAGCTCACCGCCTCAATCGACCTGTTGACTCAGCTCAATAAACGTAACGAGGAACGCATGACGATTCTCGAACAAAAGCTGGAACGCGACATTTCCACCCAGCGTTCCTACACCGCGAAATCTTCGAAGGATATTTTTGACCGCATCGAAGGCGTTCGAGCCGAAATCAACACCCGCTTCGACCGGCTGCAAACCTCACTCACCCAAAACGTCCAGACAATCGAACGTGCCATCGGACGCATCGAAGGTTCCCCCTCAAGCCGTCATGACTAGCCCCAACCTCACCCAAACCCAGCGCGAAGACTTGCGTTTTGCCGTCCGCGAACAGCTCGCAATTTCCCAGCAAGTCGCCCTCCCCGCTGATGTGATTCAGCGCCGCGTAGTGCGCACTCAACTACTCGACTTCGCTTTTGCCGTGGCCGACACCAGCGCAGCCCTCTCCTTTCTCGTGTCCCTCGGTCACGTTCGCGAAATCCCCCACGAAATGGGCGCGACCAAATACTATCAGGCAAGCGCCGCCGGCGTCCTCGCACACGAACGCGGAGGCGCGGGAACCTGACACACTTTCCCGCGCGGTGCTGTGCGCACCGTCAACACCACGCGGGCGATTACATAGCTAACATAACCCGCCGGAGCATGGTGCGGCTCCGGCGGTCAAATGTAAGTGAAATCCAAATACAATGAATAAAGAAACGATCATCAAACTCATCCAGCAGGGGCTCACCTTTGGCGGTGGCTTCCTCACTTCATCCGGGCTGGCCAGCAGTTCGGAAATCGCCACCGGAGCCGGTGCCGCCGCCACCTTGATCGGTGTCGTCTGGACAATCCTTGCCCGAAAAAAGACCGGTGAAAAAATCACCGAAGCCGAAACCACCACCAGCAACTAACAAGCGGCAAACATGTGGGGTGCGCTCGAATGGTTTTTCCGTGCGGCTGCGTCCGCGCTTTACATCTATGCGCTGCGCTACCCCGACCGCGTTGAGCGCGAATGCGAGGAACTGGACAATGAAATCAAAAAACTTCGCCTCAGCACTGATCCTGCTGATCACGCTTGTGCTGATCTCCTGCATGAGCGGCTGCTCCACAAACGCCGCGTTCTCGCGGATGCTGTATCAGCCGCCAACGCTGGCGCTCCCCGCCGGGCAACCGGTGCAAACGATGCACGGGACATACCTCCCTCAAGTGGATGAAGTCTGGCACTCGCCCGCCCGCTACGAGGCCCGCGAACGCGAGGCCCAAAACCTCGCCGCCGCCCTCGCCGAAGAACGCAACCGCAATACCGCCACCGCCAAATAACAACGTCATGTCCGCGAAAACCATCTCGAAAATCGCCAGTGGAAAACGCACTCCAAACGAAGTGCTGGATGCCTTCGCGCCCGAACCGCTCACTGTCGCCAATCTCACACTGCGCCCGCTTTCCATCTCTGATTTTCTCCTTCTCGAACGTCTCGACTCGCCATTCGCGGATCAACAGATCACGCCCGACACCGACATCTCTGTCTCCGAAATCATGGAGGTTGCTTACATCCTTGCGACCCCTCCGCAAACTTCCCGCGCAGCTTTTGCAAAAGGTCGCGCCGCCTTTGACGATGCCGTTGCCGAAATGTTCGACAGCATCCCGCCAAGCACACTGGGCGACCTCGGCAAAAGAATCGCCACCATCATCAACGCCGCCTTTGCGACGCTCATCACGCCCGCAAAAAAAAAGGAAGCGAAGGTTCTCTCTTCCGAGACATCGGCAACGGCCTCGGCTGGGTTTTGACGATGCTTGATACGCTCATGAGCGAATACTCCTGCCCGCTGCAAACCGCACTCGATTTCCCGCTTGCGCAAGCTTTCGCACTCTACGCCGCAATCTCCGCCCGCTACGGCAACAAGCCCAAAGGTCCGACCTACGTCGAAAAGGCGCAAATCGCGCAACTCACCCAAACTTTCGCTCCCTGATCTCCCGCCTAAGCTCCCCCCCCCCCCCCCCTCCCGCGTTCTCTCTCCACAATGTCTGAAATCACACGCAAAGGAAAAATCGCCCGCCTGCCCCTCGCCATCCGTGAGGAGGTCAATCATCGCCTGATGAACGGCGAACCGGCGTCGAAAATCCTGCCCTGGCTCAACAACCAAGAAGCCGTGTTGCGCGTGTTGGACGAACACTTTGGCGAGGAGCCGGTCACTCCGCAAAATCTCAGTGAATGGAGGCAGGGTGGTTACGCCGATTGGTGCGAAAAACGTGAAAAAGTTTCCCATCTCAAAGAACTTTCCTCTTATGCCGCGAAGCTCGGCAAGGCCGCTGGCGGCGATCTGACCGAGGGCGGCGCAGCAATCCTCAGCGGCAAGATTCTGGAGGCCATCGAAGCCTCCGGCCCCGACGATCTGGGGGCGCTCACCAAGTCCCTCGTTGCCTTGCGCGGCACCGATCTTGAGGCGCGAAAATCACGCCAGCGCGAACGCCTTCTTGATCAACGCGAGCGACAGGTTGCCCTCTCCGAAAAACAATTTCAGGTGAAAACCTGCGAGGCATTTTTGAAGTTTTACGCCGATAAAAAGGCCGCTGAAATTGCAGACTCAAAATCCAAGCCGTCCGTCAAAGTGGAGCAACTCCGCCTGTTGATGTTTGGCGAAACGGAAGCGACTGGAGGGGGAAATGAGTAAGGACAAGAATACCGGCGTGGTCCCGTTCTACGCCTACCAACGTGCCGGGTTTCGCCATCCCTTGCGCCGTCTCGCCTACGTGTGGCGCAGGCAGGGCGGAAAGAGCTACCTGCTCAGCAACGAAGCCCTCGACTGGATGATGGAAACGCCCGGCGTGCTCACTTCAATCATCTCCGCCGCCATCGCGCTCGGCACCGAAATCATTGTGAAGGAAGCGCAGTCGTGGCGCGAACACCTCGCCCGCATCAAGGCCGTCGCCGCCGCCGCTGATCTCAAGCTGGAGACCAACGCCGATACCATCGATTTCGACGGTTTTTGTGACTTGTTTGAACACTCCAAGTTGGAGGCGAAACTCTGGCATGACCGCACAACGTGCAGCCGCACACGTGTCATCGCACCCAACCCAAACACGGCGGTCGGCTGGACCGGTCACATCATCGGTGACGAGTTCGGGCGCTGGCCCAATTGTCAGGATGTGCTCGAAGCGATTGAGCCGTTCATGGAGTCGAATCCACAATTCCGTCTCCGCCTCGCCACTACGCCGCCGCCCGACGACGCCCATTATTCTTACGAGATGTTGCTCCCAAAAGAGGGAACAGAATTCACGCCAAATGCGCGCGGAAATTTTTACACATCGGAGTATGGTCTGAAAATCCACCGCGTTGACGCTTGGGATGCCGAGCTGGCCGGGAAGAAAATGCACCACCCCGACACGGGCGCGAAAATCACGCCCGATGAACACCGCGCCCTCGCCTTCGACAAGACCGCTTGGGATCGCAACTACGCCATCCAGTTCATCGCCGGTGGCACGTCCGCCATTTCCCTCGCCGCAATCTTTCGTGCAATGGAACTGGGCAAGCAAAACGGCTGCATCGGCGTCAACATCACGGAGGCCATCACGACATGACGCCCCGCCCTCCCCCCCCTCTTGCCGCCGCGCCAGCACTGACGTTCGGTTCGCTGTTCGCCGGGATCGGCGGCTTCGATCTCGGTTTCAAACGCGCCGGGATGAACGATTGTTGGCAGATCGAAATTGATGAAAATTGCCGCGACCTGCTTCGCCGTCGTTTCCCTACATGCGAGAAATTCGCCGACATCCGTGAGGTGGATGTTTCCACGCTCGCGCCCGTGGACGTGATTTGCGGCGGTTTCCCTTGTCAGGATTTATCCGTCGCTGGAAAGCGAGCTGGTTTGTCCGGCGCCCGCTCAGGTCTTTTTTATGAACTCGTCCGCATCGTCGCCGAACTCCGTCCTCGTTTCGTTGTGTGGGAAAATGTCCCTGGCCTGCTCTCTTCCGACAAAGGCCGGGATTTCGCGCGTGTCCTCCATGCGCTGGCAGGGATCGGGTATCATGGGGTTTGGCGGCTGCTTGATGCTCAACACTTCGGAGTGGCCCAGTCCCGACGAAGGCTCTTCGGCGTGTTCGCTCGCGGAGATTTTGGAGCCGTCGCCGGAGCCGAAATACTTTCTCTCGCGCAAGGCTTGCGCGGGCATCCTGCGCCGCGCCGAAAAGCGCAGGAAGACGTTGCCGGCACCCTTGGCAGTTGCTCTGCGCGTGGTGGCCGACGCACAACCGACCTCGACGGCCACGGTGCCTACATCCCCTGCATCACAGGAGCCCTGAATCCCGGCGCACATCCCGGAGGTTTTAACGGCCAGGATGCACACTCAGGGCTGTTGATTTCCCAACCGCAGATCACGCGCACCGTCACCTCGAAATGGGAAAAGGGGACGGGTGGCCCGGCGAGTGACGAATGTCAAAATCTTGTCGCGGATTGCCTCACGTCGAACTGTCGCAATCAGGATAAAAACTTTGGACGCGGACTCGTCGTTTCCGATGCGTTCGCTTTTCAACAGCGCATCGGACGAAACGGCCACGGCACACCAAGCGAGACAACATGCGCGCTCACCGCAGGCGCGGGCGGCGGAGATTCGTCTCCGTGTGTTGTCTCCTCTCTGGTCGGCGTGCGTCGCCTGACACCGTTGGAATGCGAACGCCTGCAAGGTTTCCCCGATGGATGGACTGCCGGACACTCTGACAGCGTGCGCTATCGAATGCTCGGAAACGCCGTTGCAGTTCCCTGCGCAGAATGGATCGGACGCAGGATCGTCGAATACTGGGCCCGCAATCGTGAGGAGGTAGTATGAAACCCTCCCGCCCGCAAAAAACCGTCAACGCCGAACACGTCCTGCCAGTCCGCTGGCGAGAGAGTTTCCTTCCTGATTTTCCGCGCATCGGCCTTGGTCTCGACCTCGGCACCACAACGAAAAAAAAGAGCAATCCCAGCGTCTTGGCCGTCAATCAGCAGGTGTCGCTAACGCACGTCATGCGCCTGATCGTGCGCTGGAAAACCGACAACCCCGCCGTCACGCGCTCCATTGTGGAAACCGTTGTGCGCGGTCTGCCGCACGGCCTCCGTGCCCGACGCCTTTGCATCGACGCCACAAGTGAACGCTTTTTTGCGAGCGACCTCCGCTCGCAACTCGCCGGGATCGTGCCCGTCTCACTCGTGATCAGCAGCGAGACCACGAGCTACGGCGGCGAGTCCATGCTTTTTAAGAGCTACCTCGGCAACCTGTTCGTGAACACGATTGAGGACGGTTACGTCGCCCTTCCACCAGACGATTGGGTCAAAACAAGCATCCGCCTCGTCACCCGCGACCGTGGCACGTTCGACACTGACGTTGCCGAGGACGGCGACCACGGCGACGTGTTCGACGCTATCAAACTCTCCATCCACGCGGTCACAGCCAAGGGCGGTCCGATCACTGCCCACGCTGCGCAAGTCGGCGCGTTCCAAGCCGCCGCCCGACCTCCCCGCAATGGGATAAGAAATCCCTACGCCCCCGAAAATCTCCGCGCCCGCCGCGCTCAACATCGCCACTCACTCTGACCCGCCAACGACATCGCCATGCATCCAGTATCACATCTCCCCCTACGATCCTCCCCCCCCCCCCTTGCGCCGCCTTCCCAACGCCGCACAAACTTCAATCTGCACTTCACGCGCGAACAGCTTGCGAGCGACATCGACGTTGACCGCATCCATCAAATCCTGCGCACCGCCGAGCGCGGAGATTGCCGCGACCTGTTTGCCCTTTACCGCGACATCATCGCTTCGCACGCGCATTTGCAGGGAAGGTTTTCCGAACGCAAAGAGGCAGTGACCGGCGACACGCTCAGTCTTCAGCCTGAAGATAAATTGTCACCCGACGACTGCCTCGCCGCCAAGGTGATTGAAAAGCAAATCACCAATCTCGCGAGTTGGGAATCCGCCTGCGCACACCTTCTCGACAGCACACTCTACCCGGTCTCCGTCGTGGAAAAAACGTTCCGCGCAAGCACACTGGTTGTCGAGGGACACCCCGTAACCTACGAGGTCGCAAACCTCATCCCCGTCCCCTACGAGTTGCTCGATTTCACCACCGGAACCTTGCGCATCCTCGACACCGACGCCAACGGGATGCCGCTCTCCACCTCTCACGTCGCCGATGGAGGCAGTTACATCATTCACCGAGGCCATTCCCTCAGCGCTCCCGACAATTGGGGCGGCCCGATGCGCTCAATCGTCTTCTGGTGGCTATTCGGTTCGATGGATCGTGAATGGTGGGCACGCTTCCTGGAAAAATACGGCACACCGTTCATCGTCGGGAAATACGATCAAGCCGATGACGGCACCCGAATCATCATGGAGCGGGCGCTCTCACTTTGCACCCGCCTCGGCGGACTAATCATCAGCCGCGAAACCGAGGTTGAACTCAAACAAGCCGCAGCATCCGACACCGGTTCCGCCTTCGAAACCTTCCACCGCGTCGCGAACGAAGAAATCTCCAAACTAATCCTCGGACAGACGCTCTCCTCTGATGCTTCCTCAACCGGCCTCGGCAGCGGAGTCGCCAATATCCAAGAAGGCATTCGCCAAGACAAACGCTCCAACGACGCTCGCCGCCTTGCCCGGACACTGCGCGACCAGCTCTTCGCTGACATTTTGAGTTACAACGGCCTCATCGGGAAACCTCCCGTAGCCGTCTTTGGCAGCGTCTCGCTCGCCGAGATGAAAGCCACCTCCGATTTTCTCGTCTCGCTGAAAGGCGGTGGTCTGCGCGTTCAGGACGCCGGCCTCGAAATCCTATCCGAACGTCTGGGCCTCCCCATCGAACGCGATGAAACTGCTGGGGGGGGAGGCGGAATGTTCCCCATGAACATCAGCCTGCACCGTTCCCCCTCCCCGAAAAAAGCCATCCATCAGGCTGACGACGCCATCTTGCGCACGGGTGCTGCACGCCTTGCGCAAACCCTCGGCAAAGCCTTTGCACCATTGGAAGCATTGGTTGCCACGTCGCACACCCCCGACGACTTCCTACGTCGAGTAGATGCCTATTGTGCCACGCTCGACCCAGTAGCTGCTGCCGACATCTTGGAAAACGCGCTGACAGCATTTGCTGCGAACGGAGCGGCCACATCGCGTCGCTGA